TGAGCACTTCGTCCGTAGGATTTGCCAATTCAAAGTCCTCGGCGGCTGAAACAAAGCAATTGATGTAGACCGGTTGACTCAATGCAGGATCAGGTGATGTCAACTCGTTCACAACTTCAATACGTACTTGACCGTTGTGAAAGAGTGGACTCATAGACACTGTGGTCATACCAGGATGAGAACCAATAGTAGCGCTCCCAAGTCGATTTTGAACTCTCAACCAAGGACGTGCGTGATTCCAAGATACTACCATCTCGAAGTCACGATTCGTCGATAAGTCAACAATTCTAGAATAGACTTGGTTCTCTCCAGAAACTCCTGCTTGATATGGATCATAAGTAATTCGCAATCGTCCTCGATGCAACTGAGATGCTGCAAGTTGAAAACGATATTTAATCGAACCTCTCCAATTTTGAAAAGGCAATGCTAATCCATACATTGGTGCAACTTGATGATGCGTCAATGTAGAAAGAGTTGTTGGGAGAGCGTAATCTGGACCTACAGAAAAAACGCCAAGTGATGTTCCTCCACCATCACTCTCAGACCAATTTACAGTTGTGACATACATTTCTTTTTGCTTAATATAGTCGAAAGACATTTCGTCAACATTCGATAAACCCACCGTTCTGGGGTCAACCGAAAGTTCTTGTTTCGAATCTAAAGCAAGTTTTGCCACAGCTTCATGCTGATCAGTGTTAGCAAGATTACCTCCAGCCTTGTTTTTAACACGTTCAATGTTATTAATTAAGGTTGGTCTCGAAAAGCCAAACACATGAGCCATCCTACCTACTGTTGAAGCAGCAATTTCGGTGGCCCTTGCATAAGGTTTAATCGCAGGTACTCCTGTTAACCATCCTGCTACTTTGGCAACTGTAGATGCTGGTTTTGAAACAACACCAGTGCCATATTCGTCCCCAGCCTGAGGTTCCATCACCGCTTCGTCGGAATCACCATCTTGTTGGGCATAACTGCAAGTGCTTTTAAAATATTTCATAGCAACTGCGAGTGTACCTAACAAAGTGGCTCCCGCTACTGGGTAAATGATCTCTCCAGACTGAGCAACATAAGTATTGTATGTAGCAGTAGTTGGGGCAGCAAGGCGAACATTTTCCATCCAGGCGTAAACACTGATGTTCACAGTACCTGTCGAAGCATTCGCATGTAAAAGGTCATTCATGGATTGGATCCTAAGTTGACCCATATCACGATAAGAATCTCCGATCAAATCAATCCAATTATCAGGGTTAAAGAATGGTGGAACCAATTCTCCTCCTTCTGAAGTAGTTGGATCGAGATAAACGTGAGGTAACAAACTCAATTGTGCAGTGTAAAACTCAGAATTCGCTGCACCAAATGAGTGATCGTTGTCATTGTGACGGGGTTCATAGGCCGCAATAGCCCTTCCATAGAAGAAAGGACCTCCATTAATTGCGATTCGCAAATGCATTGTTCCTTGCAATAAGCGATATCCTTCAATACGATTGCGAACATTGGTATCCTCTAAGAACAAAGACCATGGATCTAATGTATAATTGAGGGAACCTGAAGTAACAGTCCAAGCCTGATCTGAAATCTTAACGGGTCGTCTAAGATATTCCTGTAGATTTGCATCTCCATAGAATCCAAAGTCCCGAGTTGCATCCATTTCAGACTTGACTTCTGTCTTCCAAGCAGCGTCCGCATGATGAAAAGAGACAATAGCCTCA